AATCAAAAAGAAAAAGCCTTTGAAAGACTTTAAGAAACTTGCTGGTGCTGCTGCAAAGAATAAAAAGTTAGGATGAAACTAAGACTAGAAATTCCATCAACACCAGAGGCATTTAGTGCTGGTCTGATGTTTAGGGAAAGTCTTGATAAAAATAGTGGAATGCTTTTTGTATTTGAAAAAGCAGGTGAGAAGTCATTTCATATGACAAATACTACTATTCCTTTAGATATTGCTTTTATTAATGAAGATGGTATCATTGAAACTATTAAGGAACTTAAACCATTAGATGAGACATATGTTTTTTCTGATGCAAGAGTTCTCTATGCAATAGAAGTAAACCGTGGATGGTTTACTGAGAATAATATAAGAGTTGGTGATAAAATTCTTGAATCATTAAAGGATGAACTTCTTGGTAATGCTAGAAAGAAACATGCTGATGCAGAGAAAAAGAAGTTTAAAGATTTTAGAGCTAAAGCAAAAGAAGTTAAAAAGAAAGGAATACAGTTCTTTGATAAGAAAGGAACTGGTAGAATAATAGATGGCAAAAAGGTTTATAAGAGATGAGTTTACCAGAAATACCTAATGATCCTTGGTTTAATAAACCACACCCCCATGATAGTATGCCTATAGCACGTGACCCTAATGAAAATCCCAGACCAGAAGAAGAAATTGCATGGGATATAGAATTGATGAAGAAAGCATTTATAGATGCTGCTGATGCCTCCGATGGTACTTATGCCTCAAGACATGAATCAACACCTGAGTTTGAAAAGACTGCTGAAGATGTAGTAACTATGCATGAGAAAATGTATAGGATGGCAAGAGCAAAGTACAATCCTTTTTCCATTGGCGGCTCTGAAAGTATTACTGATAAATAAAGTTAATTACTTTATTAATCATGACTAATTTTTTACTACCTATCGCAATCAATGTTATTAACAAGGCGGTAGATAAAATCCCTGAAGATCTAGAAGAGAAACTAAAAGTGTTTCTTATCGGTCTTCTTAAAAAAGCTGCTGCTAAATCAGGCAACAAAGTAGACGATCAACTAGTCGAAGCATTAGAAAAAGCTCTACTAGAAGGATAGTCACAAAGTTTTATAAATAAAATATAGGTATACCCGAATCCACGGAGAAATAGGAAATGGCTGTTTTTGGAACAATAGATGGTAAGGCGTTTGGCAATACTGTAGCAGTTACACAAAATGACGCTACCGTAACTAAAAACGCTGGAGACGCCATCAACGTTGGAGACATATTAGAATTAATAAATGTCCCTTATATCGTTAAGCAAGTGAATAGTACAACAAGTATTGAACTACATAAACCTTATGTAGCTGCTACTAATAATAGTCTTGGTGCTTCAAGTGCTGTTCGCCGTACTGCTCCTAAAGCAGTCGCTGAATACGTAGTTAAGGGCGGAGATAGTAATGCATACGATTTAGTATTTGCAGATGCTACAGAACAATCACTCGCAGTTAATAGAAAGAGAGGAATTACAAGTCCTGGCTGGTGGTTGTATCGCAGTTTTACAGACGTAGAAGGTACTACTCGTCATAAAGCAGAATGTATAGCATTCGTTAACATGGCTGCAAGTGCTGCTGTTGGTGATGATGCTGATGATTCAATACTAGGAGACTTTAACTCAGTTATTGCTATTAGTGCTCAACCTGCTAGTGCAACAACATATACTCCTGCTGGTGCAGTTGGTACATTCACACACAACGGTGCTGCTAATGGATCAAGAACTGCTGGAACATACACAGTAACTAATGCTGCTGGTTCTGCATCTGGTTCAGGTGCTGACTTTACAGTTGTTGTTGCTGCAAATGGAACACCAACAGTTACTTTAGTATCTGGTGGTACAGGTTACGTTGACAATGAAACAATCACAATCGCTGACTCATCACTAGGTGGTGGAGGTGGTGCTGCTGTTGTTGTTACTGTAACTGCTAAGGCAACTGCTGCACATACATTCAGTGTAACTGCTGCTTCTACTGGTCAGGCTGCTGCATTTGATGGTGCTGCCAACGCTGGTGCTACAGGAAGTAGAACTGCTGGTACTTACGCTATAAGTGCTACAGGTGGAACAGGATCAGGTGCAACATTCTCTGTTGTTATCGCTGCTAACGGATCTGCAAGTATCACGATGACCAATGGTGGTGGTGGATACACAGATAACGATACATTAACGCTAAGTAGAACTGGTACATACGGTGGTGCTTCAAACGTTACTGTTAATGTTAACGGTATTAATAACGGAACACTTACATATCAGTGGCAGAAACGCACATCATCTTCTGGAAGATTCTCTAATGTTAGTGGTGCTACCAGTGCAACACTTGCTCTTACCAGTCAGGTTGCTGCAAACAACGGTAATCAGTTCCGTGTTAAGGTTAACAACGGTGTTGGTGCAACAGAAGTTACATCAAATACTGCTACACTAACTGTTACAGACAATACATGATAATTAACTAAAGGATTCTTTGTTATGAAATTTGATGAGTTGAATGATGACAACTTCCTTTTATTTGCTATAAAGTATTATGATAATCCTCAGTGTTCTACCAAGGACGATTTCTATGAGGATTTGAAAAGATTTAAGTATATTAAAAGGTTGTTAAAAAAATATATAAAGACGGGTGAATTAAAAACACACCTATTATTAAATCATATTATTATAATATATAATATATTTGGTGATGCTGGTACTCCTTTACTATTCTATAAATTAGATAAGGAGTCTTGGTCTTCTTTGAAAGCTATTTTATTATTTTTAAATAGAATTCAAGAAGATGAATTACCTGATATAACATTGGATGAGTATTGTTTAGCGGAGTTACATAAGATCTAATGAACAAGGAAGAACAATATGCTATGTGGGAAAATGGTATTCCCGCCAATAACGCTTCTGGTGGGTCTATTGCTGGACTTCCCCCTGATGAACCTCCTGTGTTCAAAAAGAAAAAGAAATTAGATGGTAGATATAAAGATGTTAAAAAGTTTGTAACGAAACTATTAAAGAGAAGACAGAAGAGAGAAGATAGATTAAGAAGAAAGACTACATTAGAGGAAGAGTTATTTGCTTTACAGGAAAGTGGTGGTAAAGTAATTGACCAACTTAAAAAGATATCTGCAGCTGGTGGTACAGGTACAGTAATATTTGATGATGGAAGTAAACAACCAGTCAACCCTGCTGAAGCAGGTAAGATGGTTACATTATATCAGGATTTAAATGCCAGTAATCGTGTTAAGATGATTAGATCTATTAATACATCTACACAGGGTTATGAGACAGTGAAAGCATTTGCTCAGTCTAGGACGTAAAGTGGCACGAGTGAATGACGCTATACTAGAGCGACTGGAGAGAGTTATTGAAACTCTTCAGGAGAACAACCAAAAGATGGGGCAGATGCTTGCTGTCCATGATGAAAAACTAGACAAACAGGACAGGATAGATGCAGTACTATTTGAGAAAGTGGAATCGCTTCATAGAGAGGTCAGCCGTACGAGTGCAGAGATTAAGGCAGGATGTGAGAGAGATATTCGCAAGGTAGATGATAGACTCAGGATCATGGAAAAGAAAATGTGGAGCATATTTGGTGCTCTTGCTGTTATTTCTTTCGTCGTGTCTCCAGTCGGACAAAAAATAATCCGTCCACTGTTGACACCAGCAACACCATCTGTTATAATACAATCATAATTATGATGGACTTGAATGTCTTATGTTGATCTTAAATATATTGGCATTGTATCCCCAAGGTTAGAAAAATTTGCAAAGAAGAAAGATTATCTTTATAACTTTCGATGTCCCTATTGTGGCGATTCTAAACGAAACAAGAATCGTGCAAGAGGGTTTTTCTTTCTGAAGAAATCAGACATGATGTTTAAGTGCCACAACTGTGGTGTTGGAAGGAATCTGGCTAATTTTTTAAAGGATATAGATGTCACTTTACATGATCAATATATCATGGAAAGGTTTAAAAATGGTACTACTGGTAAGGCTACTAACACTCCAAATCCTAAGTTTGAATTTGAAAAACCAGAGTTTTCAAATCGTGAACAATTATCAAAACTGGAGAAAATATCAGAACTAAATAAATTACACCCATCAGTAAAATATCTTGCTAGTAGGAGCATCCCAGAGGAATATTATTCAGTCCTGTACTACGCTGAAGACTTTAATACATGGGCAAAAACAGGAAGTACCTATAAGGAGGATAGGATTGTCATACCATTATTAGATCCAAACGGTAAGATGTTTGGATATCAAGGTAGAGCACTTAATAAACTATCTAAACTTCGTTATATAACAACAATACTAGATGATTCTTATCCTAAAGTTTATGGACTCGACAGAGTAAACCCCAATGAAAAGATTTATGTCACTGAAGGCCCGTTTGATTCCCTCTTCTTGGGTAATTCCATTGCGATGGTTGGGTCTGATCTTGATTGCAGGTCGTTTGGTTGGAGCGATTATATTTACGTTTATGATAACGAACCTCGTAACAGAGAAATCGTCAACCGAATCGCAAAATCCATTGATAGAGGAGATCAAGTAGTAATCTGGCCATCTAATGTTTCTGAAAAGGACATTAATGATATGGTAATGGCTGGACTAGATGTAAATGATATGGTACAATCTAATTACTATTCTGGTATAGAAGCAAACATTAAATTTAACCACTGGAAGAAAGTATGAGCAACGGCACAAAAGTTAAAAAACGTAATGGTAATCTTGAAGGTCTGAATCTGGAAAAGGTTCACAAGATGACTGAAGAAGCATGTGAAGGACTCGCAGGGGTCTCTGCTTCTCAAGTAGAAATCAATTCTGGTTTACAATTCTATGATGGAATTACAACAGGAGAGATACAAGAGATATTAGTTAAGTCAGCTAGTGATCTTATTAGTTTGGAGAATCCTAACTACCAATTTGTTGCTGCTAGACTTTTATTATTTGGTTTATATAAACAGGTATATGGTAACCATTGGAAACATGGTTTCATTGATGTTAGGGATCAAGTTAAGAGAGGTGTATCAAAAGGAATATACGATGGTAACATTTTGTCATCTTATAGCGATGAAGAATGGAGTAAGATCAATGGGTTTATAGATCATGGTCGTGATATGCTCTTTACTTATGCTGGTCTTAGACAGGTCGTTGATAAATATCTCGTACAAGACAGAAGTAGTAATGAGGTATACGAAACTCCTCAGTTCATGTACATGCTCATTGCTGCTACATTATTTAAAAATTATTCTACAGAAACGAGGTTAGATTATGTCCGAAGATACTACAACGCAATCTCCAAGCACCGAATCAACATCCCCACCCCGATCATGGCTGGGGTCAGAACACCCCTTCGTCAATTTGCATCTTGTGTTTTGGTTGATGCTGATGACACCCTCGATAGCATCTTTAGCTCTGATATGGCTATTGGCAAATATGTCGCACAAAGGGCTGGTATTGGCATTAACGCAGGCCGAATCAGGGGCATCAACAGCAAAATCAGGGGTGGAGAGGTTCAACACACAGGTGTTGTACCCTTCCTTAAGAAATTTGAGTCCACTGTTCGATGCTGTACTCAAAACGGGATTAGAGGAGGATCAGCCACTGTCCACTTTCCTATCTGGCATCAAGAAATTGAAGACATCTTGGTACTCAAAAATAACAAAGGAACCGAAGACAACAGAGTCAGAAAACTCGACTACAGCATCCAGTTAAGCAAACTATTTTATGAAAGGTTTATTAACAATGAGGAGATCACGCTTTTTTCTCCTCATGATGTGCCAGGGCTTTATGATAGTTTTGGTACAGATGGCTTTGATGAGTTATATGTAAAGTATGAGAATGATGAGTCCATACGTAAGTCTACGATTGGTGGACAAGAGTTATTCTTAGATCTTTTAAAGGAGAGAGCAGAGACTGGTCGTATTTACTTAATGAATATAGATCATTGTAATAGTCATTCTTCCTTTAAGGATAAGGTTAACATGAGTAATCTCTGTCAAGAGATAACATTACCAACAGAACCTATTGATCATATAGATGATAGTAAAGGAGAGATTGCTCTTTGTATTCTAAGTGCAGTTAATGTTGGTAAGATAAGACATGTAGAAGAGATGGAAGAACTCTGTGATCTATCTGTAAGGGGTCTAGAAGAGTTAATTGATTATCAAGATTATCCAGTAGAAGCAGCAAAGTTAAGTACTAAATCAAGACGTTCATTAGGTGTTGGTTTTATAGGTCTCGCACATCATCTTGCTAGACAAGGTGTTAAGTATGAGGATAAAGAAGCATGGAAGATAGTCCATGATTTAACAGAGCATTTCCAATACTATCTTCTTAAGTCTTCTAATAAGATTGCTCAAGAGAAAGGTGTTTGTGACGGTTATTCACATACTAAGTATGCTGATGGTATTCTTCCCATAGATACTTATAAAAGGGATGTAGATGAAATTGTACCCAATGACCTATCACTTGATTGGGGAACTTTACGGAAGGACATACTCGCTCACGGGTTACGACACTCAACGTTGTCGGCACAAATGCCATCGGAGAGCAGTTCGGTTGTGTCAAATGCCACTAACGGAATTGAACCCCCAAGAGATTACTTGTCCATTAAAAAATCAAAGAAGGGGCCTCTTAAACAGGTTGTTCCACAGTATAATGCATTAAAGAATGCCTATACGCTTCTTTGGGACATGTCTGGGAATACTGGTTATATTAATGTGGTTGCAGTTATGCAGAAATTCTTTGACCAAGCGATTAGTGGAAACTGGAGTTATAACCCAGAGCATTTCGAGAACTCTGAGGTTCCTGTCTCGGTAATGGCCCAAGATCTTTTGACTACATATAAGTACGGTTGGAAGACATCTTATTATCAGAATACTTATGATGCTAAGAAAGATGATGATGAACCTGTAAACCTACAAAGTCTCATTGAATCTTTTTCTGAGGAAGAAGATGAATGTGAAACCTGTAAGATATAGGGTATTAAAATGAAAACTATTGAAGGGATGACTGTATTCAATGCTACTAAAACAAATACTAATAAACAACCTATGTTTTTTGGAAAACCTCTGGGTGTTCAACGTTATGATAATTTTAAGTATCCTACTTTTGATCGACTGACACAACAACAGTTAGGATATTTCTGGAGACCAGAAGAGGTTTCTTTACAGAAGGATCGTGCTGATTATCAGACATTAAGACCTGAACAGAAACATATTTTTACTTCTAACTTGAAGTATCAAATTCTTTTAGATTCTGTACAAGGTCGTGGGCCTGGTTTGGCATTTATTCCATACTGTTCTTTACCTGAACTAGAAGCATGTATGACTATATGGGAAACTATGGAGATGATTCATAGTAGATCTTATACTTATATTATTAAGAATGTTTATCCAGATCCTAGTGATGTATTTGATACTATCTTAGATGATGAGAAGATTATTTCTCGTGCTGAATCAGTTACTAAAGCATATGATGAGTTTATTAATTATGCACAGGAGTATGGTCAGAGTAATCAGTGGAAACCAGATTGGAAAGAACATCCTAATGCACAGTGGACATTAAAAGAATTAAAAAGACATCTATATCGTTCTGTAGTTAATGTAAATATATTAGAAGGTATTCGTTTCTATGTTTCATTTGCATGTACATTTGCCTTTGGTGAGTTAAAACTTATGGAAGGATCTTCTAAGATTATTTCTTTGATTGCTAGAGATGAAAGTCAACATCTTGTATTAACTCAGACTATAATAAAGAACTGGCAGAATAATGATGATCCAGATATGTTAGAAATAATGAAAGAGGAAGAGGATAATGTGTATGATATGTATAGACAAGCTGTAGATGAAGAGAAGTCTTGGGCTGAATATCTATTCAAGGATGGTAGTATGATTGGTTTAAATGCTAAACTGCTAAGTTCTTATGTAGAATATATTGCTAACCGCAGGATGAGAGCTATAGGTTTGAAACCAATATTCGATACTCCGATGTCAAACAATCCATTACCTTGGACACAACATTGGTTATCATCTAAAGGGATGCAAGTAGCACCTCAAGAGACAGAAGTAGAAAGTTATATGGTTGGTAGTATTAAACAAGACGTTAAGAAAGATAGTTTCGCTGGATTTAAATTATGATATTCTGGATTGGTTTCACTCTCATGTTCTTTAATGAGGGTTTTGTTATGATGCGACATGTATCACCCTACTTTGCTAGACTTAGAGATAAGGTTATGAAGAAGTTAGGTGATAAATGGTGGTGGAGAATACATGGCACATTAGATTGGTTATGGATATCACTAGTAACTTGTGGACTAATAGTTAACTCTAGTAGGATACTACATATAATGGTACTATTAACCTTCTGGACACTTGCTTGGTTAATATTCTATTTGCCAAGATGGATTAAGAGATGAAACCACAGTCAGCAAAAGCCAAAGGACGTAATCTACAGAAGTGGGTTAGAGAAAGATTGATAGAATCTCTGGATATACACCCAGAAGATATAGAATCTAGGTCTATGGGTGCTGGTGGAGAAGATCTTATAATGGCTAGAGCGGCTAGACAAAAATTTCCTTTTAGTATAGAATGTAAGAATGTTGAAAAACTTAACATTTGGGAAGCTTATGAACAATCAAAAGCTAACTGTGGAGACTATGAACCGATTGTTGTAATTAAAAAAAATCATAAGAAACCTTTAATTGTTCTTGATGCAGATCATTTTATAAGTCTATTTGATAAATAAAAGTAGCGATAATGAATTTTTATGTCAGAAGAACTTGAAAAGGAAGAAATTCTAGAGGAAGAACCAAAGAAAAAAGGTTTTTTTGCTAAAGCAAAGGATGCTATACTTCCTGATGCCGAAGAGCAAGCAGCAATTATAAGTACAGCTGTTAGAATCACTGTCCTGGCCTGGTCTGGCGGGATATTGACTTTAAATTATGTAGCTATTCCTGGCGTTCCTCAACAGAAAATAGATCCGACATTTATAGCTTCAGTTTTTACTGGCGTTTTGGCTAGTTTCGGAATCCAAACTGCATCTAAGAAGGGTGATGGTACTATGAAGATGAATGGTAATGGTAATGGTGGTGGAACTGGTGGTGGCATCAGCAAAACAGAAATGGA